TTTACCTGCACCATTCTCACCAACTACTAAAGTGTTGGGGGATTTATCGAGCCTGACTTCAGTAAATACATTGCCTGTGGAAAGTATGTTTTTCCACCGAATAGTTTTGAATGATATCATTCTGCCTCGGCGACTTCCGTGTTGATTGCTTCATTATAAAGGTCGCGCATCAATTTGTCAAGATCATCTTTATTGATACGATTTGATTCAACGTGTTTGACGTAAGTAGACAATATCGTAAGTGTATCTTCTGCATTGTTTATAATATCTTCATCACTTATGCTATCCATATTCTTATGATCGTCGACAATAGAAACTTCTAGTGGCTGACTTTCATAGACTTTATTCAACCAAAGATCAAACCAATATGGATTACTCTTTTGCTGTACGATTGCTTTAACGTAGGTGTTTTTGAGATAAGAAAAATCTTTGCTCATCACCTCATCAAACGTTTTATCGGTGTCATTATACCAGATCTTATGAAACATGTGCAAAGGATTGATTACATATTCAAACTCTCTCGAAGATGTATCGAAGATATGAAATCCTCTGGGACAATCATAGTCACTCCAAGTCATTTGATATGGAGCGCCGAGATAATGAATATTGTCTCTTTGCGATTTCTTATGAAAATGACCACTGGCAACCACATCAAACTTCTGAAACATGTTTGGGTCATAGCCTTCGTGTGAAGGCATACCACGATACATCTCAAATCCTTTGATTTCAAGATGAGCGAACATAACTTGTGCTTTGGTTTTGTTTATGATATCGAAACATTCAGTTTGGTTTGACGAATTGATCCAAGGCATCATAAGAACACGGCAACCATCTATGTTCAGTTCAGTAGGATCCCAATAGAGAGAAATGGTTTCGTACCTAGCAAAAGTTTCACGAATGGCATTGATGTCGTTGGTGTTTCTATAAGGAATATCGTGATTACCAACTAGGATATGAAGTTGTATTCCTCGCTTTTCACATTCTTCAATAAAGTGTTCACGCAATGCTCTTAGAGTTACGAAGTTAACATACTTTCTACGATCGACAATATCACCAAGATGAAAGATAGTCTTGATGTTTCTTTTGTCTAACTCTGGAAAAAATATTTCCTTATAGAATTTTATAAAATAATCAAGGAACTCGCGAGAGTCTCCACGAACTCCAAAAGTGCGTATCAGTTATAATTGCTATGTTAGCCATTTACCGATTCTCCTTTCTCTTTAGGAATTGGTGGTCCATTAGTACCTATTCTGAATGTAGGATCAATCCCGGTCATTGTCTATTTTGCCTTACTATCCACAACTTTCTTTTTCTTGCGCTTTCGTTTAGACTCTTCGAATTCTTCCATGAATCTCAACATTTGTTCTTCAGACCATTCACCATAATTCATATCAGTCTTATAATCCGTTGTATCATGTTCTTGACTAACGGAAGTGATATTGGTTAGTTCTGCCATTTTTGTGGCAGCATGCTTGGTATAAAGATACTTCTTTTCTTTTTGAATCCTGCGTATAAATGCATAATAAATGATTTGAGTAAAATACGCAAATGGATTTTCTGATTTCTTAGGATCAAAGTTGTTGATATATTGTAAACAGTTTTCAATACCATCGCTGATCATTTCATCACGGAATGTATAATTCGAGAAGTTTGGTCTGAACGCCAAGTGAGTAGATATCTTCATGATGCATTCACCCACATATGGAGGAACTCTTGGCGGTTCGCTTCCTAGGTTCTTTGATTCATTTACAGAATTCTTATAATGAACCATAGCTTCAAGAAGTTTCTTGTTATCAACATAATGTTTTTTCTTTTCACTTGGTTTTTTCTTTTCACTTGACATTTGACTGCTCCATAGATATAATGAATACTGTGTTATTCAGCGAGTTATAGTAACTAGTGCATTGTAGTCTTATTGTTCGAAAACGCTAGTGTTGCAAGATCACTAAGTTGTTCGATATCTTCTTCAGATAGTTCATTCGCTTCATCTGTGTCAGCCATATCAACATCATTCATTGGGTTGAATGCATTCATGTGTGAAAGCATGGTATTATAATTTCTCACCATATCTTCTGGTACTGCAGTCATTGCTGAAATGTTCATCTTATTGAATTTATAGGTTAGACTCATGAGTTCAGTCATTGGAACCCAAGGATACATTCCAAGTCTGACCTTATATCCTACTTCTGTTTTATTGATACAAAATGGATTTGTTATCATTATGTGCATATCTGAATCTTCGACCAATGAAGCTAACAAATCTTCACCATTAGTCATTTTCAAATAAACTACTTCCATTGGTTTCTTCCTTTATATCGATCTTGTGGATTTCGTAAGGAAACCCTTCGCCACTATACATCTTCACTCGTTCTACCATATGATTTAATGTGTAGTTCTTTTTTTCTTTGAAACTCAAATCATCTGCGATATCAAAGATTGTACATTTATCTTTTGTGTCACTCACTCTTAAACCACGACCAATAGACTGTAATGTTCTAATTCTACTTTTTGTTGGGCTTGCGAATATAATGTTATGAAGATTTTTAATATTAACACCTGTACTGAACACGCCATATGATGCTACAACAATTGCATCTTGTGACTGTTCGACTATGCTTCGAATGTCTTCTCTGATTTCACCTTCTACAGAACCAGAAACGAAATGAACATTATTGCGTTTCTTTTCTATCATTTCATGCAATACCTTACCGTGCTTTTCCACATACGCATACAATATCAAAGTATTACCTTTCAGCGATGCAGCAAGATTCCTAATAAACCTATTCCGCGCACTCGATGATACTATATATTCAATCTCTTCCTGATAGTTTTGAAATGTCGGTTTCTTTAAGTGTTTCAGTACAAGTATTTTAATCTTGAGTTGTGCGAGCGAACCCGCATCAATAAGTGTACTGGTCTTTACAATATTTTCTACTTTACCAAACAATCCTTTTAAGACCAATTCATGGACTTCAGCGCCATCGAGCGTTCCAGTCATGCCAATTCTATAGGGTGTGTTTTTCATCTTAGACATAATTGAAACCAAACTCTTTGATTTGAAATTATGCGCTTCGTCGCCGATGATCAAATCAAAGTCATAAAAGAATTCTTCGGGTTGTTCATAGATCGATTGCCAAGTTGAAAGTGTTATATCAGTATCCGTGTGTTTTTGTACACCTGCCATTACGCTGTGTATTTCACCATCAAAACCATATTCAACAAAATCTTTATTTAATTGCATAACAAGAGAAATTGTAGGAACAACGATTAATGTCTTACAATTATAGTATCTTGTGATCAAATAAGCAATGAGCGATTTGCCACTCGCAGTTGGCGATACAAGAACACAGCGTTTATTTCTTACTGCAAGTGCAAATGCGCGAAGCTGATGTTCTCTCAATTCATACGGTATATTGAGAGTCTTGATAAATTCATTCGCTTCATTCAATGAAAATTCAACAGTTCTATTAATCTTTGTTTTATCATCGACCATATATTCTTGTTCGAAGGCGAAACTTTCTATATCAGGAACTAATCCTGCATATAAAAGATGGGTCTTTGAATTGAGAAGCCTTATCTTACCATCCCAATATCTTTTCTTGTATGCAGGAGAAAATTTAGCATTTGGAACTTCGAACGTAAATCTATCAGATAGTTCACGCAGTATCGAAGGATCACAATGAACCTTAACGAAACTTTCATCCATTTGCTCTATAGTAATATCAGCCGCCAAGTGTAATTCTTCTCCAGTCAATGATATTCTTGAAATTGAAATTTCTGCCATTGATTGACTTCACTATTTCAATCAACACTTCGACTTTTTCTTCTTGTATAGCAATCTTAGAGTCTATTGCAATGATGGAATTATCAGCATCCACAAACGTCATGACTTCATTCTTAAGAATACGCTGTGGATAAGGATCCCGCTTCAGTTCTTCTAATTCTTCTTGTGTGGAAGTGCCGAGATAGTATTCACGAAGTTTGCGAATAAGATTGCGTCGTTGAATCTGTAATCCACGCAACATACTACGCTCGGTGCTTAACCACTCTACATATTTTGAGTGAAGATTTGGAATACGAGAACATTCGAGATCTATGTTAAGATCATCTACTTTTGAATCGGCTTTCCATGCTTCAATAATTTCAGTGATTTTCATAAACTGCCCCCATAACATATATAATCGCTCAAACGGCAGTAATTGTCAAGTGTTATTTTACGCTGGAAATATCGTATCTCAGATATCGGAACGATACAGTTGCCTCGAGATAATTCACATCTGTTTCTGTTGAATCAAAAGTAAGTTCAGTCAATGATGTGGGAAATAATTCTCTGAAATTAATATTGTAATTTGGATTTTTGTGAGAGGTAAGAATTACGAGAGTTCCGTCACTAGTGTATGATTTAGCAGAACCAATCTTAGAAGGAATAGCAGAAGCTGCTGATAATGATCTTGTTTGATCTAATGAAACGGGATGACCTAGACCTGTCATCCAATTGACAATCTCAATATAGTTCTGTAGATTTTCATCTACGCGAAATCTCACATTAAGTGGTTCGTATGTCAATCTTCCGCCCGGATATGGAATTACCGCTACAGGAGTTGCGA